TACAATGCTACTCATTCTGATACTGGGACTTTCGGTTATCGTGTTAATGGTTATCAGGAGTCGCAGTTGTTTTATGCTGGCGGTGATTGTTGTCCCGGTGCTAATGCTGCTGGAATGTGTCAGTATAATTCTTGGTGTTCGTCTTTGATTCCTACTTTTCCATCTGTTGAATTGGCTCCCACTTTTATAATGTATTCGACGAATACCGCTAATTTGCTTCGCGTGGCCTATCATTCTGACGATGTTGACAAAATCAAGTCTGGTGATTTCGGTGTTTTTAACGGATCTACACATACATATTCTACTGATAGCATGAATGAAGATGTCAATGGTTATTATCAGGATTATTTGAATAATGGCGGTGTTGTATTGTCTTATTCTGATGTGGCTGACACGGCGCAGGGTATTTCTTCTGCCGAGTCTACTTTACCAGCCGAAAGTGTTGAGGTTAGCGTTTCGTCTGTTGTCGTCAATGTTGATGTGTCGTCTGTCACTTCGGCCATCAATTCTTTGCATGATTCTTTTAATGATTTTCAGTCGTTTATGTCGTCTGGTCCTTCTACTACTTCGGGTGACATTCAGTCGGCTTTTGGTGATTTTCAAGTCGCTTTATCGTCTGTACCGTTGGTAGCTTTGTTTGAGCGTTTGATTCCTGTTGGCTCGTCTGTTACTTGGACTCCTTGTTTTGATTTTGATTTTAGTGGTACTGTTTGGGCGAAACCGCCTTTTCAGTTTTGTATGGATACGATTTCTGGCTGGTCTACTTTTATGGCGATTCTTCGGTGGTCGTTGTTGATGGTGGTTTTTATTTGGGGTATTCGTTATATTTGGGGGGGATACTAATATGGGTTGGTTGCTTGTTGGTTCTCGTTTTTTTGGTGTGACTGTTGGTATCGGGTTGCTTTTGTTTTTTTTGAATTCTGTTGTCATTCCGGCGGCTTTGTCGTCTGTTGATTTAACTTGGCCGTCAACGGCGTATGCTGTTGCTTCATACTGTGGTGTTGTTGATGCTTTGGTGTTGATGGTGTCATTTCTTTGGTTACGGGTTGTAATTGCTTCTGTTTTTGCAATTGCGCGTATGTTCTAATGCTTGAATTCTGGAGCTTAATATGCACATTCGGATTGTATTTCGTCGGTATTCTCCTCTTGTGGGTTACGAATCGGGTGATTCTTCGCTGATTGTTCCGTATTTTGGTTCTTCTATACGTTCTGATGTTGCTCGTTTCGTTACAAGGTTTTTAAAATCTCGGCCTGGGCGTTGCGAGTTGATTTCTTATTATTTATTGTGATCTAGCCGAGAACTCGTCATAGCTTGTCTATGGCGAGTGGCAGGGCCTCGGCGTACTTCGTGCATGGGGGTTCTATGTCTACATGGTGTGGTGTTGAAACTTATTTCGGTAAGATCGGTGACGGTAAGACTTTTCATGTTGTTCGTAACCGTCTTTTACCTGCTTTGGCAGAGGGGCGTCATGTTTTTTTCAATATTGATGTCGGTTCTGATGTTGTTGCTGGCGGTTCTGTTGTCCAGTCTGCTGTTGAGCGTTTCGCTTTGAATTGTTCGCTTTATCTCGGCAAAGATGTTCGTCAATTTATTCATCGTTTTGACTCTCCTGATCAGATTCACTCATTGTTACAGTTGAAAGATATGGATGGTACTTTATTACAGATTCCTCGGGGTTCGCGCATTATTCTTGATGAGGCCCAAATGTTATGGCCTATTTCTGGTTATCGTTCTGGTAATGAGTTGTTTTTCAAATTGCTTTCTTATTCTCGGCATTTCGATCTCGATTTTTGTTTCATCACTCAAAACCCTGCTTTGTTGGATAAGCGGATTATTTCCTCGTCTAATGAGCTTATTATGATTAAAAATCTGTGGTTTTTGTCTACTTTTGCCAAAAATCGTTATCAAGAGTCACATTTGCAAACTATGTATTCTGAGCCTCATTCTAAGGCATTACATTCTTTTGATGATTCGATTTTTTCTTTGTATCGTTCTTCTTTTACTTCTGTTAAACGTCAAAAGCGTGTTGGTCCTATGTTTTTGATTCTTCCTTTGGTTGGTTTGGTTTCTTTGTTTGGATATATCTTCATGAAACCTAACAATATTTTTTTACGGTCTAAATCGCATAAAACGGTTGTTTCTAGCCCTATTCATGATTTTCGGGACTCTCCTATTATTAAGCCTTCTACTGCCTCTGTAATGTCAGTTGAACAGCGTTTTGAGGCCATTCAAAAAGAGGTTGGTTCTGGTGTGTCTGTTTCTGATTCACATTCAAATTGTGTCTATTTTGCTGGTCCTGATCGTTCTGGTCATATTTGTCGCAGTTGATCCCCCACGGCTCCCCGGCTCGGCCGAGAGCCGTGGGGGGCGCCGTATGGCGCTACTTGATGAATAATATATACATATCTCAAACGTTTTAGAGGTTTCTCATGGCTTTTTATGTGGTGAAACAGGTTGGTAATTTGGTGTTTTGTCGTCCGGTTAAATCGTTATTGTCCGCTAAGCCTCGTGGTCAAGTTACTATTATGTCACGATTTTCTTTTAATCGTCTTTGCACTCTTTTGACTTCTATGGAGATCACGAGGGATTTTCAGTCTTTTATCACGCTTACTTATCGGGGTATGCCTGATGTTCGGCAAGCTAAGCGTGATTTAAATTCTTTTTTAACCAATTTCCGTCGGCAATATTCTGGTGTTCGGTATATATGGTCGCAGGAGTTTCAGGATCGTGGCGCGATACACTTTCATATTTTGTCTGATATTCCTGTTGATATGTTGAGGCTTCGGTCTAAATGGATTAAGGGTACAGTAGGTAAACGTCTTAAAATTTGGTTCCTTCCTCGGTCAGTTTGGCGGCATGGTTATAACACCGTTCAAAAAGTCGATTATAATGGCGGTTTAAAAAAGTATTTATTCAAAGAATTTAGCAAACAAAATCAGAGGTTGGTTTTTACTTTTCCTGGTCGTTGGTGGGGTGCTTCAATGAATTTGGTTGTTCGGAAAAAGTTTTTTGTGAATGATTCTGCTTTGTCTTTTTTTGATGGTGTTGGCAAAGGTTCTCCGTCGGATTTTTGGTCTGGTGATCTTCGTGACAAAAAAACGCTTGACAAGGTTCTTCCACTTTTGCAAGAATCTGAATGTGAAATAAACGCGCTTCGTGCGCAGTCAAACATACGAAAGGAGAAACGAGAAAATGAGCGAAAGAGCTTACGTAAAGCAGTTTCCAGCCGTTCGAATCAAAATGAAATTAACGCCTTTTAGCTGTGAGGCGAAACAATGGGGTGATAAGCCTGTTTATTACCTCATATGGGCTATGACTGAAAATGGCCCCGTGTGTTATTCTTCGGATTTAAAACCGGAGCTTAACAAACCTGCTGAAGTCTGGTTGTCCATTTCTGGACAGTGGCGGGCTGTGTAATGGAACTTGACATCGAAAGTTTTGCGGCTGGTTTTGGTCTGATAATCACGGCTTTTACTGTGGCGTGGGTTTTCGGGCTGGTCGCAAAAATGCTCGATGTAGCTGGTGATTAACCAGCATTTAAAGTAAGGGGGTTAACATGAAAAACATAGGACTCAAAATGGCGGCTTTGTTCGCCATCTGCCAGGTGTTCGTCGGGAACGCTATGGCGCAGTCGGCGTACTTCACGTTGCCGGCCACGTTCGAGGACGACGTGACCGCCACAATCGTCGGAGTCGCAGGGTCGATTCTGGTGTTGCTTGCGCTGATGTTCGCGTGGCGCAAGACCGTCAAATCGGTCAACCGGAGCTAAGCATGCTTCCGTGGCTTTTGTTGGGGGTGTTGTGTGTGTGTTCCTCTCCGGTAGCGGCCACGGCTATCGGAGAGGTTTCTTATTTTGTTGGCACTTCTACTGTTTGTCCTGAAAATTTTATCGAATCAGGTGTTTATTTTTCTTCCACTACATATCCAGAATTGGCGGCTCGTGTTGGTTGTCCTTCGCCTAATGCTTGTAATACTCCGTCGTTGCATGGCTATTTTTTAAGGGGTTGGGGTCAGTCACAAAGTATTGATGTTGGTCGTAGTATTTGGACTTCGCAAGCTGATCAGTTTGAAACACATTGGCATTCTGTTGTTGATCCCGGTCATGGTCACGGTATTCCTGTTTATAATAATACTGCTGGTGGCTATTGGGGGTACAATCGGTTGTATAATGCGGTGACTACGTTGTATACGACGGCTGTGACTAATAATTCAAATACGGGTGTTTATGTGACCGGGCCTAATTCGGGTTCTTATGGTTCTGAAACTCGGCCCGATAATTATTCGGCGTTGGTGTGTATTCGGGCAAAGGACGAGGTTGGTACTTCGTCCGGTACTGTTGGGGGTTATCCTATGGGTATCTTTGGCGAATTTACGGCTGGTGATCTCTCTTTTTGGCTTGGGGTCATTGTAGCGGCATTTACGATTTATGGATTTAAAGCTGGTCAAAAGTGATAAAATTGTTGTGTCGCCGTTAGACCAGCATTATAGTATTCCTGTGAGGTTTGAGTATTATGTTTGGCCTGATTCTGCTGTTGGTGTTCGTCGTGTTGGTTCTCATTTCGGTTACGATCGGGATATTATGTTTTTTTCGGTTATAGTGTTGATAGTAGCGTGGACTTTAATTTTCAAGAGGTGGGCAGATTATGGATATTAAGTCGTATTTAGAGTTAAATTTTCGGCGATTTTTTTTCTTTTGTTTGTTCAATCTTTTTTTGTGGGTTGTTTCTTCTTCGGTTTTTGCATATTCTCCTTGTTACGGTCCCGGACTTGGTGTCGATGGTGAGCCTTGTATTTTGCCGTCTGCGGCGAAAACAAATCAAATTACTTTGACTACTCCGAATGGTGTGACTACCGTTTCTGATACGGCTGTTGCGATTGCCTCTTTTTTGTGCATGAAAAATTCTGCTTGTGAGGGGAAATATTTTGGTGTTCTTGCTAAGTTTGGTCAGATTGAGGATATGATCTATTTTAAGATTACTGAAAATGGTGATGGTGTTGATAAAGGCATAATGGCTTTTTATGATCGTCAGGACACGCAGTATGGCGGCTATGTTTTAAGGTTTGGTGGTTCGGCTGGTGGGACTGCTATTCGTCCTTCAAACACCTGTGTCTGGTCCTGCACTCATTTATACGGTTTGGGTGCTTGTGCTTCTGGTCCTTCTTGTTACAATGCTACTCATTCTGATACTGGGACTTTCGGTTATCGTGTTAATGGTTATCAGGAGTCGCAGTTGTTTTATGCTGGCGGTGATTGTTGTCCCGGTGCTAATGCTGCTGGAATGTGTCAGTATA